CACGATTATTCACTTGACACAAATGAAATAGTGGGCTAGGATGGCTTCATGAACATCCGAGAAGCCTACGAGAAGTTCGCGACTGACGAACAGTGCTTGGCCTATATCGGGAAGATGCGCTGGCCGGATGGAGTCGTGCGCTGCGCTGCCTGCGGCAGCAAGGAGGTAAAGCGAGTCGATCGCAAGGCTGACTCAAAGAATCGGCGGAAGTGGTTCTATCTCTGTGTGGAGAAATCCTGCCACAATCAGTTCACGCCTACGTCTGGCACGATTTTCCATGACACTCATCTGCCGCTGATAGTTTGGTTCCAAGCAATCGCCCTCGTGCTGAATGCTAAAAAAGGGATCAGCGCGAAGCAATTACAACGTGACCTGGGAATCGGCGGCTACAAGACCGCGTGGTATCTCAATCATCGTATCCGCGAAGCAATGGCCGAAGGCGCAATACCGAAACTCGGCGGAGTCGTTGAAGTGGATGAGACCTATGTGGGAGGAAAACAACGCGGCCACACAGGAAAGCTCAAATCGAAGGATGTAGTCATGGGCATTCGTGAGGCGCGGCGGCGAACTTCGCCTGATCCAGATCGAAAGTAATTCATCCGATAATCTCTCTGAGCAGATCGAGAAACACATTGATCCCAGTGTCAAAATGATAGTGACGGACGAATGGCACGCTTACCCTCGCGCCATGATGGGAGCGGGAATCCACGGATCGAAGCACGAAACCATCAAGCACAAAGACAAAATTTACGTGCGTGGCGAGGTTCACACCAACACGGTAGAATCAGCATTCTCGCTCTTCAAACGGGGTTTGACGGGATCATTCCATGCGGTTTCGATAAAGCACTTGCAGCGATATCTAAATGAATTCAGTTACCGCTTCAATCGGCGTGCCGATGACGGCGCATTCTTAGAGACGGTCCGCCGCTTGGCGGGATTTAAGCCGTTGACCTTCGCTAGGCTGACTTCCGAGTAGCTTTCACTTTTTTCTTGGGCTTATGTATATCAGCGGTTTTCTGCGGACTGCGCCCTAGCATCCGACGCAACACTTCATCGAATTGTCCCTTGTCGGCTTTCACCGCGCCAGTCTACCACCCGCGAGCATCCCCCAAATCGTCAGTGGTCGCCACGACCGTCACCTCGACCTCGACGCGATCACCCTTGACGACCTAGGCGACTTCGGCTACATTGAATCGTGTCTAGGGAAAATCAAATGCCTATTATTCAAGCAGCAGACCACATCACTCTCAGTCCCTCCGAAATTCGCGAACAGATAAAGGCTTGCGAAGCGCGAGCCAAGTTGCTTCGCGAGATGCTGCAGATCGCGGAAAGAGCGCAGCGCGTCCAACACGCTCTTTCAGACGCAGAGCGCCCACAGTCACCGAGGAAGAATCCTACAATCGTGTCCATCGGACCACCAAACGCAAACGGGCTGCGCGATGCGATTCGAGCTACCAGATCAACTATGCAGCGCTTTACGGTCGAGAAGATGCGTGAGCGCCTTCGCGCGTTTCCGTTTGGCGGCGCAGCCGATCCCATCAAGGCGATTCGAGATGCGCTTTACGTTCTAGTGAAGAAAGGCGAACTCAGAGTCGTCAACAAGGGGAAGGGTGGAAGCCCTAACGTTTACGAATGGCAGACTGCCGCGAAACCCGCAACAGAGGCGGCATCCTAAAGCCATGGCAAGTTTTCAGGGAGAAACAACCATGAGGAGGGTTTGTAGCCGACCGTATCACGGGGCACCGTCCGGAAGGCCATAACACAAAGGGCCGCGTCAGAGAGAAGTTCTTGTCTAGGGAAAATCAAACTGAACGCGGCCCATGGTACCCATCCATGTAGATGGAGGGCGACTAGCTGGCGGCTAGAACCCGTCTTATAAACGGGAGTTCCTGACTGGGAACAGGGGTCCGATCCCCCCGCCCTCCGCCAATCTTTTCGGTTCTCAGCTTGCGACATTCTCGCGGCATTGTCAAGGTACGCCCTGTCACGGCAACTTTGAGTCTAACGCAATTTGTGTAAAGTGAATACTCGTGGTCACTACGTTCGATCCTACTGTGTACCATCCTGAGTCCGGCCCCGAGACCCTGAAAACCCCGTAATTCGCGTGCTAGCACCGTGCTAGCATGCGTGACGGAGGGTTCTACGATGCCAGCGAGGGAACGAACATGCTGTCGGCGGTGCGGTGCTCCGATCGAGGTCAGCGACAAGGCGCTGGCGGTTTTTATGTTCTGCCAGACCGCGGGAATGAAGCCGCGCCGCAAGGCATCCGCACCGGTGATCTACATTTGCCCACCTTGCACGATGGTGCTCGGGATCCGGCCTGGTCCGCCTCAGCATGACTTCTTCAACGTCGCGGCCTTCGAGATGATCTCGAAACTCACCGGGACGCAGCGCCCCGAGGTGCACGATGCGTTCCAGCAAATGTTCGAGCTGATCATCGAGCGCGAAGGACGAATCGGCGATGCCGATCTGTGCGCCGCACTCCCGGAGCCCGAAATCCTTCCACCGCCGCGGCGGCTGAAGGAAGCCAGTTAGATCTTCGCGGCGGTCTTCGAGAGCACCGAGGAAACAGCCTCGCGGAGCTTCGAGATCTCGCCGCTCACGTCGAGCCGCACTTCGGCGATTTCATCGCTCACGTGATCTTTGATGGCTGTGGCTTCGGAGACGACGTACTTGTGGAAGACGACGCCGGCGACAAAGAACGCGACGCCGACGAGAGCGAGCACGACAACTGTAGTTGGACCCATGATTGAAATTCCCCTTCTTGAATTTTTCCAGCAGAACTACGAGATCATTTCGGAATGGGCGGAGTCTGCGACAGCAACTCAGTCTTGCGATCGCTGCCGGCGGAGCTGCCGAAAAAATACCCGTACACATCCTTGTAAGTCGCGGCCACGGTTCCGAGCAGCATCATCAGCACGTCGTGCCCGGTCGGGGGAAGCGTGCGAAAACCCAGCATGTAGATACAGGCGAGCAGCGTTAACACCGCAGCCCACGCCAGCATCGTGGGAGTCTTCGATTTGGTCTGCACCTGCATGGCGCGCGCGTCGGCCCGGTCATCCGCGTCGATTTTGGTGAGGTCCTCTAACTCCTGGAAACCAATCTGTCGCATCTGCACCGCAAAATCGTCATCGATCTTTTTCAGAGTCGCGAGCTGATCGGGAGTTGCCATCGCGGTAGTAATCGCGGCTTCAATGGATTGCGGATTGGGCGGGACGGAAGTGTTCAAGCCGCCCGACAGCGCTTTCGCGGCGAGCTGAATGATGGGCGCGGCGCCGGGAGCCGCAATGCTGGCAGCGGTGGCGATCCATGGGGTTACTTTGTGAACGACAGAACTGAAGCTCATGACTGTGCTCCTTGTTGTGGCAATTCGTGATATTCCGCGGTGATCTCCTCGCCGCGCGCCTCGGCCGCTTCACAAAGTTTCATCAGCGCCTCGAACGCATCCTTGCTGTCGCTCACCCAGTCCGGCGCCAGACCGTGGCTCATTGCCACCAGCGTGCAGCCCAGTGAATCTTCGGGCTTGTTGCCCTTGTGGAAGCGAATGTGGGTTCGGCCGGGAACGTCCTGCAGTTCCGGGGTGATGTAGCCGAAATGCGGACTCAGCGTGAGCTTGACCTTGTACATAATCCCGGCCGGGATGCAGGGATGGCCGGCGTGCACGGGATGGAGGCGCGAAGGCTCCAGATCGAAACAGAGCTGCTGCCCATCGACAGTGACGCGGCCGATGATCGAGCGATCGGTTTCGATGAGACGATAGACGTCAATTTTCATAAGTGGTCTGTGCTATGCTTTTGCCCTACATTCCCCGGATCTGGAAAAATCCCATGAGAAAACCGAAAAGTGCGATCGCAACCAGGCGTAGGGTAAAAGTGGAAACTCCCGAAATCTTTGTTCGCGTTCGCGAGGGATGGCGAAGCAGTTACGCGCGTGCGAGCATCCGCATAAAAGCTGGCCGATATCTGTATCTGGTGTGGCGCGACGGCGGCCGGATTCGGAACTTCTATCTCGGCAAGAAGCGGAAATCTTAGCCTACGCGGATCCGGAGCTCGAGGACCAGGTCGACGTCGACGGCGAGCTGCTGCAGCGCCGATATCCGTAGGGCAAAAAATGGGAATTATATACATGAGTCCCTAACTCCTTCATTCCACGCCGAATATAGTTCTTGACTCCCGCAAGGGACTCATGTAATATTACGAGCATGGAGGATGTCATGAAATATTACGAAAAACAAAACGGCGAAGAGACTTTCGTGATGGCGGTTGACGAGAACGGCAACTACTCTGTGGCCAGCAACCTGGACTCCGAACCAGACGGATTTACCGCTCCTGCCGACCCATTCGGTCAGGGATACAAAGAATGCAGCCAGCAGCGAGCAGAAGAGATTCTGGGTTACAGCTTGGAGGACGAGAACATCAGCGTTGCCGAACTCGGCCAACATCCACAACACATCAGCATTCAGAATGCGGTCGAGTGCGAGAAATGCAACCCTTACGGTCTCACGGAAAAACAGTACCGAACGATCCTCGATCAAGGTGGCGACCCCTCGCAGCAAGAGGAGCAGGTGAGCTAAATGAGCAAAAGCACCATCAGCACTTTCCAACTCTTTCAAGCCTTCCCGGATGAGGAAGCCGCTAGGCTCTACTTGGAATCGCGCCTCTGGCCTAACGGCGTGACCTGTCCAAACTGCAAGAGCAATGAGAGGATTACAACCCGTAAGCGGATCGGCTTCTACCGCTGCAACTCTTGTGGGAATTTCGACTTCACTGTGCGAACCGGAACCATTTTCGAGCGTAGCAAGGTTCCGCTGCACAAGTGGCTTTACGCCATGTATCTGCTCGTGACCGCCCGCAAGGGAATCTCTAGCTTGCAGTTGGCGAAGGAGATCGGCATTACGCAAAAGTCGGCATGGTTTGTTCTCCACCGCCTGCGTGAGGCGTGCTCGACTCCCGCCGTCATGGAGAAACTGAAAGGCGTGGTAGAGCTTGACGAGTGTTTTATCGGTGGCAAGGAAGCAAACAAGCATGAGCACAAGAAACTCCGCGCCGGACGCGGGCCTGTTGGTAAAACTGCCGTGCTTGGAATGCGGGAACGTGGCGGACGCACGCTCCTTGCTCCGATGAAAGAACGAAACCTGCAAACCGCCACGGAACGAATCCATACCAACGTCGAACTGGGGACGCAACTCTACACCGACGAGCATCTGATGTTCAGCGATCTGGACGGTCTATTTTTTCACCATGACGCGGTGAACCATTCGGCGGGAGAGTATGCGAGGGGCGCGGCCAGCACGAACAGCATTGAAAGCGTGTGGGCAGTCCTGAAACGCGGCGTGTATGGCGTCTATCACCACATCAGCCCCAAGCACACAGGACGCTATACGGACGAGTTCGCGTGGCGGTTGAACGAAGGCAACGTCAAGAATCACACGTTCGAGCGGCTGGACAGTTTCGTCGGAGCGATCAGCGGAAAGCGGCTCACGTACAAGGAGCTTACCACATGAAAACCCCACGCGAACTGGACACACTCGTTGACGCGGTTTTGACTTACAAGCCCAAGCCAAAGACGAAAGCCGCGAAGCGCCGGGTACGGCGAGAGAAGCGAGCGGCGAAAAAGTCAGGCTAGGACTCATGTATATAATTCCCAAAAAAATGGAGGAACTCGCTATGGAGCTTGCGCTGGCTGTGCTGTCGGATCCTGAGCCGTTCTTCGCTATGATCGCGATTCTCGTCATGGGCTTTATCTATGTGATCCCCATCATGGTTGCATGGAACAAGCGCCAGTTAGGCAGCATTGCCGCGCTTGACTTACTCCTCGGGTGGACACTTATTGGTTGGGTCGTCGCCTTGTGCTGGGCGCTCATGGTAGAGGACTCTCCACCAACAATTCAGCAAACAGCCGCGGCCAACCCGCCGCCGGCTAAGCTTTGCGCAAGATGCGGCCGCTATTCCCCTGCCGACGCGGGCTTCTGTTCGAGTTGTGGTGATTCATTCCGCGCGCCGCATGGAGCATCCGACTCCCATGGCATGCGCCCGCCACAAGGGCCGATGAACTAAAAGCTATTCCACTCCTGTCATCACGCCAGTTACTCCATAAGGCGAGTACTCCCCGTAGTTGGTCGACGAGCTTGGCGCGGTGAAGCTGTAGATCGAGGGATCCACCTGGCGCGCGACGATGTCCACTCCGACAACCGGCGAAGAATCCTTTCCGGAGGTCTCCATCACGAGCGAACACTGCGCGGCTTCATAGACAGCGCCATTAATTCCCCACCGCGCGTGGGTGAAGAAGAATGTGTCGCCGGCCTCGAGCTGGAAGGCGGTGAGCTTAAAAGGCAGTGTCAACGTCTCCTGGAAACGCAAGCGCATGAGTGTGATCTTCGCTAAGCGCTGCGCCATCCAGACCGAAGTCGTGAATTCGAAGTTCGCGTCCTGCCAGATGACCTGGCCAGAATCCTCGGTATTCAGGTAGTTCGGTTTGCCGGCCATGCCGTTCGCTTGGTAGGAGGGAAAAGATTGTGATTGCCAGGTACCGGGAATTTGAGTCAGGCTTTGGATCGCTCCAGGGTTCGTGGGAAGAAAGGATGGATTGTAGGTTCCCTTTACTCCGTTGGCGACATCGCGCTTCGAGAGCCGGAAGTCGCCTTTGATCGGCCCACGCAGATCGTTGTCGGTCAGCGAGACCGTCGGCGTAATATAGGCGCCGGCGAAAACGTGCCACTGATCGCCAGGGGGAATCACCCAGCCCGCCATCGAGCCGCACAAGGCCTGCAGCACGTTGCCGCGGGTCGAGCTGTGATCGAACATGCCGTTGCACGAGTAGAGATTCTCGTAAACCAGCGTGTTGTCGGCGTTCCAGATGATGAGTTCCTGCTCTTCGCAAACGTTTGCAGCCGCGATGACGGAAGCGGTGTCGATCGAGGCTGCGGAGGTCCCCATGCCGTAATCAGAATCTTGCAGGTAGTCGTTAACAATCAGGGCGGGGTTAGAGGGGTTCAGCGCGTGCGTCGAGCGCCCGAGACACGTCCAGGTCGCGGTGCCATCGGTAGTGGTAGCGCCCACCGCCGTCGCGAAGAATGGATGTGCAGTCGCAGGCGTTCCGGCAGCGGTGAGCAACTGGAGATATCCAGTCGGAGCTTCGATGACTAACTTGTCCACCGCTCCCGAACCGTAGGAAATGCCCGGACCAGGCTGCCATCCGTCGTTGACCAGAATTGCGCGAGTTCCGAAGGGTCCCGCAGCAAGCTGCGGTGGCAACGGGTTGCCGTTGTACACCCCGGTCAGAGTCCAGCCCGTGTTGTACCAGGTGCAGGTGTTGTCGGTCAGAGTGTCGCCGGCGACGTCGAAGCCTTCAAAGTTCGGCCGAACGGTACCGCTGCTCGGCACTCCCGCAGCTTGCTGAAACCAGATGAAGCCATTGTTGTCGACGGTGCGGCTGTACTGCGGATAATTTGTGCTCGCCTGCCAGGCAGTGACCACGCGCGGATCGATAAGTCTCTTCCCAGTGCACAAGAATTGGATGTTGGGGATATGGCCATTGGGGAATACCGCGGTCCAGGCACTGTCCGAGCGCAAGATCACGTGAACCTTGGCGCAGCCGTTCTGTTGAAAAGCGCTGGTCCATGCCGAATCTGCATTCGCCAGATTCGGAAAGGGCTGCACGTGGTTCGCTGGATTGCCCACGTCGAACTCGAAGAACATGTGTTGCCAGTAAAAGTCGTTCATGACCCCGGAAGCAGCAGGATGGACCTGCCAGGGTGTATCAGGCAGGGAAGAGTCATTGAAAATATCCGTGCCGAAGTTGTAAGGCACTCCGTCGATTATTATTCCATCGAAGCTGGTGATCTGATGGCCAAAAAGGGTATAGACCAGATGCAAAAACTCGCTCGTAGTCGCCTGATTTTGGCCAGCAGGAAAAGTCGCATAAGTAAGAACCCCTGCAATCTCGACCTGGCCATATCCCACGCGGCGAGGGGAAATGCCATTCTGAAATGAAACGTTTCCATTGGTGAGCAGCGGCTTCAGTGTCGGCCGAAGAGCAAGACCAACGCCCGAAAGCGCAGTGCTGACACCAATGCCACCTAGCATAACGGCGGTGCCTGCCGACATTCCGAAGGCCATAAAGCCGAAATAGGCCAGACCTGCGACGCCGCCCAGCGCCAGCCCGCCGAGAATCAACCCCACTTCTGCGACAGTTTTGCTCATCTCACCCGACC